GAGAATAAACCTCTGACCCTCATCAATAACCAAGGACATGATATTACTTCGATAGTGTCTTTTGTTAATCACTGGAAAGTATTGGGTCAAGAACTGACCAACACTCCTGACTTAACCAGAGGCATTACTCAAGCTCAACCGGTAACCTTCGGACTGGGACAACTGTTGAACGAGAACTCCAATTCTCTCTTTGAAATAATGACGGAGAACAAAGGACAGTACATCGAGGAGATGTTGAGGACTTTCGTTATTCCTCATCTAAAGAAAAAGTTAGACACTAAAGAAGAAATTGTGGCTACTCTCGATGACCAAGGCATCGCTCAAATTGATTCCATGTATATTCCTCAAGAAGCTGTTAAGAGGTACAATAGAAGGGTCGTTCGTCAGGTATTGGGAATGGAAACAGGCATTCCTTCTCCTTTTATGCGAGGTATGGAAGAGACTGCCGTCAAAGAAGAAATGTCGCCTTTGGGCAATATGCGACCATTCAAACCAAGCGAACTGGATGATAAAACTTGGAAAGAGGTATTTTCCGACTTCAAATGGGACAATTTAAGAGTAGAGATTACCGCAGAAAACCGAGACAAGGCCTCCGTTCTGCAATCCCTTACCACTCTCTTCCAAGTTCTCGCCAAGACAGACCCAGCTAAGGCCAATATGGTTCTGAACAAAATTATGATGGAAACCTCGGTAATATCTCCGTTAGAACTGGCGGTTGCTCCGTCATCTCCCATGCCTACCGCATCTCCCCCTGAAACTGGTGGAGCTAGTAGGGAGGCATTATTAGCTAACGTAAGATAATGGAAGATAAAAAACAACGAAGATACACCGACAGCGAGATTGGCATAATCAAATCTCTTTTTGGTGGGGAAAATGGGGAAAGTAACCTTAAACTTTTAAGAAAAGTCTTTCTGCCCAAGTATGATTATGAAGCTCCTTTGGGGCAGACTGTGGACAGTCTCTGGATGGGGCTTGAGTCTTTGTCTCAAATGTCTCCTCAAGACAGAGAAGTGGCTATTCTGGTGCAGATTAGGATGAACAACCATTTGGAACAACAGCTTTTGACTTTGAAGTTTCTTGCTAACGAAAAACAAGAAACTTTGGAAGAAAAGAACAAAAGATTAAAAGCAGATTCCTCAAAGTAATCCGCTTGTATTTGCTTGCAAAGGGAAACTGGTTATGTTAAAATTAACAATATCAAGGTGAAGGCTGACACACCGAAAACATGCCGAACAAAATGGAAATTGATTCCGTAATCAACGAAAAGATAGATAATGACACCGAATTTCAAACTAGCTTAACCGACTTATCCGAAGAAGATAAACAAGTGGCTATAAATGAAAAGAGGTCTGTCCTTATCAAAAGTGAGTTTGAATCATTAGACAAAATCGCAAAAGAAAACGAGAAAAAGTTTAATGACCAAAAACTTCGTGCCGAGAAAGCGGAGAACGAACTTAAAAATAATAAAGTCGTTCCCAAGGAAGAAGGTCTTTCACAAAAGGATGTCATCTACCTAGCCAAAGCCGATATTCACGAAGAAGATGTGGATGAGGTGGTGGAGCTGGCAAAACTGAAGAAAATCACTGTTGCCGAAGCTCACAAGTACATGACTCCTATTCTGGAAACCAGAGCGGAAGAACGTAAAACCGCTTCTGCCACTCAAACTAAAGGTGGAGCTAGAGGTTCTGCGAAAGTTACGGGTGAAGACCTTATTGCTAGAGCCAAAGAGGGCAAATTGCCTGAAACAGACGAAGACTGGGATAAACTCACCGAAGCTCGCCTCGAAGCAAAACGAACGAAGAAATAACTGGTGATAAATTGGTGGTGATAATACTGGTGGATAACTGGTGTTAACAGCTTTATCACCGTTCTTTTACAACTTAATAGGTATCAATCAGTCTATTGATGCCTATTAGGGTAAATAAAAGAATATTAAAAATTGAATACTTTAGGTACGAGTACCGTCTCGACCGCGCAACGTGGTAAGATGTTCTCGAAAACGCTCCAGCACACGCTTGAAAAAGCCCTTGTAGCTGAAGCAATCTGTCAGGTTGATAGAACGGATTTGAAATACATTCACAATCCGTATTCTTCCCAACCGACAGCTCTCGTGCAGGCATTGACGGGTACTTACTCGGTTTCTGCTTGGACGACAACTGACGATTCTCTCACTCTCACTGATGAGTTTGTTTATGGCGAACACATCTTTGACTTTGAAAGAGTCGTGGCTAGTTACGATTTGATGGCTGACCGCTTTGACCAAATGGCTTATGCAGTGGCCGCCGCCATTGACTTGTGGGTTCTGAACGAACTCTTGGAAACAGGCACTGGGACTTACAGCACTCCCGCAGGTGGATTCACTACGGCTGCAAACATTCCTGTCATCATCTCTAACCTGAACGCCAAGGTTATGGGATATGCGGACAACTATAAGGGACGATTCTTGGTTCTTGAAAACTCCGATACTACGGGTCTGATGCAATATCAGATGTCTACGGGATTCAACTACTCGGATAATGCTCTCAATAATGGCTTTCATGGTCATATTGCGGGTGTGGACATCTATGTAGTTCGAGATTCGACCTTCGTAGACGCGGCTGCTACTTCGGTTTCAGGTTCTAAAACTTGGACAAATGCTGGTCGCCGAGTCTTCGGAGTCAAGGGTGTGGCTACTTACGCCGCTCCTCGTGGCATTGCCTACGATGAGAAAGGTGTAACAGGGAAAACTGGTAAAGAAATCTCAGTAGTCGGGTATTGTGGATTTAAGCTTTGGAATGCCAAGCTAGCTTTAGTGGTTGACATCTTAATCGTCTAAATTATCAGCTTTGTAGGCCGCTGATGGGGCGGGCGGTTTCCCACCAGTTTCCTCCCACCCCTTCACAGGCCTACAAAATAACTTCAAAAACAAATGACTAAAAAAAATAGAGAAGAATTGGGAGAAACAGAAGTGGCTGATAAAGTAGAAGAAACTCCTAAAAAAGAGTCTCCATCTAAAACAGCCTACCGGGCATTGATTGAGGCTTATAAGGCTAGAAATCCAGTCAAATACGCTCAAAAGAAAGCGGAACTAGAAAGAAAGCTGGGTAACCTCTAACCGCCATGAATACCAAATTATTAACGGCAGGGGT